TCGCCGATCAGGTAGTAGGAGAGGTCGACGAAGTTGATGTCGCCGGCGTCGCCGAGGACCGGGGACTTCTCGGTGAAGATGACGGGGCGGCCGAGGATCGTGACCGGGGGGCCGACGACGCCGTTGTTCAGCCAGATGGCCGAGCCACCGGTACCCACGCTGAGGGCCATGGTGGCGAGCTCGGGGAACGTGTCGATGGAGGCGACCCACACGGCGGAACCCAGGGAGCTGGGCAGCATGCGGGCGTACATCTTGGCGATGTTCTCCCACAGGATCGTGTCGGCGGCCTGGCTGCCTTCCTTGGTGACGGACACAGCGGCCGAGCTGTTGAGCCAGCCGAGCGGCTCACCGACACCGGTGCCGTTCATGAACCCGTCGTCCTCGTAGAACGCCATGGCCCGCGGGTAACTCTGGTTGAAGAACGCACCGAACGCGGTGGCGTCGGCGACGAGCTCGTTCGGGACCTCGCTGTAGGCGGTGAGCTTCTTCGCCTCGAGCTTGAGGCGCCGGAACTTGCCTTGCGACTCGACGAGCGAGGCGCCTTCCTCGGTCCAGTAGCAGACGATGCCACCGAACACGCTGGAGACGTTCGAGGTGGAGTCGACGGCGGGGATCAGGACCGACAGCGACTCCATCGGGATCACCGTCGCCAGGGGGCGGGTGACCGAGTTCTCGAGGGCGATCATCATCACGTCGGAGCGCAGCGTCTCCGGGATGAGGAACCCGCCGTCGGCGGGGATCGTCGAGCCGTAGTCGTTCTGGATCTTGTAGAGGGCGTCGAGCTTGGCTTGGCGGGCGCCCTTGTCGCCGCCGAGCTTGTCGGCGCGGTGCCAGATGGTCTGGAGGAAGTCGGCGACGTCGGTGAAGAGGTCGGCGTCGTCGATCTTGGCGCCGGGGGCCTTCTCGTTGAAGAGGGCGTTGCGGGCGCCCCAGCCGGGCTTGCCGAGCGCGCCGGCGGCCTGGTTGCGGGAGTCGCGCAGGTCGATGCGCTTGACGCCCTTGTCCTTGCCGGCGGTGTCGTTCTTGAGGCGCCAGGCGAGCTGCCGGTCCAGTTCCTCGCGGGCCTGGGCCTCGAGCTTCGGGCGCTCACCGTCGAGGACCTTGGCGACGCCCTCGTTCACGGCGGCGTCGACGCGGGCCTGGAACTCGGGGTCCTCGTCGCGTTGGGCCTTCGAGTAGCCGGCGAGCCACTTCGACCGCCGGCCAGGGTCCTCGTTGACCTTGGCCATGACCGTCTCGTCGTTGAGCATCTCTTCGAACTCGGCGACGGTCTTGGGCGTCGGGATCAGGACGTCGGTCATGCGTAGGTCTCCTTGAAGGACCGCAGGAAGTCGATGGTCGGGTTGACCGGTCGAGGCTTGGGCGCCGGGCCGAAGGACGCGGCGAGGCCGGTGAGGACGTTGGGGGCGGCCGTTGCGGCCACTGCTGCGGCGGGGCGCTCGGTCCGGGTGACGGCGTCCTCGACGGGGCTGGTGCCCTTGGCGGCGAGGAGTTCGTCGGCGAGACCGATGTCCACTGCGCCCTTACCGAAGTAGTAGGACTCGGCGAGCATCAGGTCCCGCCAGTACTTGGCCTTGGTGCCGGGGACGTGCGCCGCGTAGGCGCCGGCCAGGGACTCCGAGACCTGGTCGAGGAGGTCGGCCATCGCGGCCATGTCGCCGGCGTTGCCGAGACAGAACCCGGAGGCGTCGTGGATCATCATCATGCCGAGCGGGTCGATGCCGATCGTTTCGCCGCCCATCGCGATGATCGAAGCGATGGAGGCGGCCATCCCGTCGATCGACACGTACACGTCGGCGGGGTGGTCGAGCAGGGCGCGGCGGATGGCGATGCCTTCGTAGACGTCGCCGCCGGGCGAGTTGAGGTGCACGAGGATCCGGGCAGCGTCGATGCCTGCGAGTTGGGCTTGGACGTCCTGGGCGAGGATCCCCCACCAGGAGATCTCGCCGTCGATCCACAGTTCGGCGGTGTCGTCGGCCCGGTTCAGGACCCGGATGCGGGGCGCCTGGTTCCGGACCCGGGGGGCGGCGAGTGTTTCGCACCAGGGTCGGCCGGCGACGTCGATCACTTTGGCTCTCGGGTGCTTGGCGGACCAGGCACCGATGCGGGCGGTGGACGCTGCGACCGCTGTGGTGAGGGTGCGGGTGTCGTTGCCTTCGAGGGCTTCGGCCATGCGGCGGAGCTGTTCGGCGTTGCCGAACACCATGCCGTCGTCGTCACCCGCGGGGGGCCCGTTGACCGGGCCTTTGGGGTTGGCGGCACCGTTCGACCAGCGCGCGGCGGCGCCCCGTGCTCCGGCTTGTGACCGGGCCTCGGAGATCCGGCGCCGTCGTTCCTCCGGGGTCTCACCGGGCATGGGCTGTTCCTCGCACAGGAGGAAGTGTCATGCCCTACTGGCGCGCGCCTTTCTGCGCTCGTTCTCGCTCCTGCGGCCAACCGCCTGGAGGCGGCAAGACAACCAGGGTCATGTCGTACCCAAAGTCGTCATTCGGAGTGACCGAAGCCACCGCGAACTCCATGCCATCAGCAAGGACGATCTCGCGCTCCATCGGGTTCCGGGTGTACGGGGCCACGAACACCGCAGGCGTGCCCTTAGGCACGGCGATCTTCATCGTGACCTTGCCGAGCTTCGACCCGTAGGCGACCCCGAGGGCCGTCGACGAGAACGCCGCGTCCACGACCTTCCTGCCGGCCAACTCCTCGACAGGCACCGACCCGAACGCCTCCATCCCCACCGTCCGAGTCAGGATCAGGTCGTCCTCGGTGGGCGACATCGCCGAGCGCAGCGCCGCGACGGTCTCCGGGTTGTTCGTGTCCCCCGTTGAGCGCAGACCCTGGTTGATCTCCAGGAAGGCGTCGCCCGTGTAGTACGAGACGGCGTTCGCCTGATCTGCCGTCAGGGCTGGGCGACTCTTCTCCAGATAGGTGAGAGCTTCCTGGTCAGACGAGAACGACTTGGGCTTGAACGACCCGACGACGGCCCGGCCGCGTTCCCGTTCGGCGTCGGTGAGGTCCTTGGTGCGGGACTTCGTGAATCGGCCCCGCCGGTCTCTCGGGTGATCGGCAGGGTTCCATGCGTAGATCGACCGGCGACGACGGACGACTGGCCGCCCACGCCTGCGGGCGGCGGCGAGGGTCATCACCCTCCGCCGAAAAGTCCCCAGTCGAGATCGCCTTGTGCGTCCTCGGCCAGAGTGCTGACTCCCGGCACCGCACCCGGCTGCTCCGGCTGCGCGGCCCGTTCGATCGGTGGTAGCCCGAACGCTGCGAGGGTGGCGTCCCAGTCGCCGCCCTTCTCCACGACCGCCATGGCAGCGGTGACCCTCGAGTCCCGGTCAGCGTTCTCCTGCTCAGCTGAGCTCGGACGCGGATCCTCGTAGTCGAACTCGAGCGCGGGGTCGGCGTCGAACAGGCGGAGGAACTGGTTGTTGAGCTTCCCCCGGATCCGGTCGAGGCGGGGCACCAACAGCTCTTCGGCGAACAGCCAGCGGGCGGCTTCGGAGTTGGCCCGGTTCACGTCGTCGGAGAGACCGAGGCTGGCTTTGTGGATGCCGAACGCCTCACGCATCATGTCGCCGGTCACCGCTGTCAGCTCAGCGAACTGCATGTCGCGTTGCGTGAACTTCCGTTCCACCCACTCGGCGTTCTCCAACACACCGACCCGGTGGGCGGCGGCGACACCACGGTGGGATTCCCGCCAGCGTTCCTGCCACTGCTTGAACTCGGTGTCCGACAGGGCCTTCTCGAACTTGACGAACCCGCCGGGCTCAGCCGAGTTGATGAAGAAGTTCCGGTTCCACTCGATGCTGTAACGCCGCGAGTCAGCGACGGCGAGGATCGCTTGCACCGGGCCCATCCCCCGGTACGGGTCCAAGGGGTTGGGCATCTTGATCTGGATGACCTCGTCCAGGCCGAGGGGGATCAGCTGGCCCTCGGGCCCGAAGTACACGTACCCGGACATGAACTCGTAGGGGTCGGGGACGGGGGCCATGCGGTCGGGGCGGACAGGCCACATCTCCAACGGGATGTTGGCGCGGGGGTCGCGGCCGATCACCCACCAGCCCTCACCGGTCAGGTCGATGTGCTGCTGCGTGGCCTCGACCAGTTCTTGGCGGGCCATGAACGGGTTCGGCTGGTTCCACAGATCCAACGCGGCGTGCGCTGTGACCTCTTCGCGGTCTTCGCCGGCAGCCTCCGGGCGGGCACCTCGGCGTGTCTCCTTGTTGCGGTACAGCTTCCAGTCGACTTTGGCGGTCCCGTTGCTGGTCCGGTTGACGATCCCGAACAGGGTGCCGACCTGGCCCATGGCGGCCATCTGGCCGGCCATGTTGTTCGGGGTACCACCGGTCATTCCACCGATCCGACCCGACGAGGGGGCAAGCGGCACCGGCGACCGGTTCAACAGGGGGCCGAGCAGAGAGCGCATCAGGCGGCCTCGGACTCAGCGCGGTCGATGTCTGCGATCTGCGTGGGGTACGGGTCGTACGGAACGGTGAGAACCCAGTAGTCGCCCAGCGGTTCGGCCCGGCCAGTCAGCTTCCCGGTGGGTGAGGGGTCGTGGGCGATGTCGCCGTGGCGGTCGACGACGACGCAGTGACCGAACGAGCCGCGGGGCGACTGCACCGTGGCGATTGCGTAGGCGTACTGGTCGGCACCCCACTGGATGACGTCGTCGAGGTGCTCGACCGCTCCGAGGTCCAGCGGGCCGTGAAGGCCGAGGCGGGCCAGGTCGTCGCGGAGCCACCGGCGGATCTCGTCCCACCAGCCCATGGGGCCGTGGTTGTCGACGAAGTTCGGCATGGCCTCGGGCTCGATCTCCAGCAGGGAGGCCAGGCAGGCCCGAATGCAGTCGCCTCGGTGGCCAGCGACGGGGTTGTGGAGCACGAGCTGCTCGACCGGCTTCATGCCGCGTCCTCGACATCCCACGTAGCCACGACCGTGCCGCGGCAGCGCCACCGGCCTTCGCAGCCAGGGAACCCGCCGTTGCCGTACACAGCCAGCGCCTCGTCGAGCGTCGCGAACGTGTAGCCGTCCTCGACGCCACACGGGCCGCACCGGTTGGGGTCGTTGACCTCGGTGGCCTCATACGTGGCGACGGGTGCGATCGCCAACGTGGCGAACCGGCCACGGTTCTGGGCAGCGGACAGGGCGCCGCCCATGTGGACGCGGAGATGCGTGTCGGTGAGCGACGTCAGGTGGGCGCTGACCCCGTCGGCGACGACGGCGGCGTCGGTGCCGGGGGTGGCGAGGCGGACGGCTTCTTGGCCGGCGGAGGTGGCGAGCCCGTCGCCGAGTAGTTCGGCGACGACTTCGGCGGTGTCGTCGACCCACACCTGGTCGACCTCACCCGGTTCGACGTCGACGCCCTGTGCACCAGCAGCGTCGGCCATGCCTTTCGCGGCCAGGACCGCCAGCGCGGTCATCGCGGCGGTGAGAGCGGTCACCGCGGCGCCGGTGCCGACCGTGAGCGCAGCCAACACCAGGAGATCACCAGCGGCGACGGCGTCTTCGACCTGCGCCACCAACTCGTCGACCTGATCGGCAGCCACGTCCTCCCACTCGGCGAGCAGGTCCTCGACGGCGGACTCCCAGTCGTCTTGGACCTCGTCGAGTTCCTCCGCCACCGCAGCGGCCCGGAACCGGGTCACGAGGACTCCAGGTGGACAGCCAGGAGCACCGCGACCATGAGGAGCGCGTGGGCGTCGTCGTGGCTGAGGGCCTGGATCTCTTCGCCGAGCAGCACAGCGCCGGGGTCGTCGTCCGTCTTGGCCAGGTCGATGAGGTGGCGGAACTGCTGTCCCAGCTCCTGTGCCAGGGCGGCGTCGGCTGCGTTCATCGCTGGCCGTCAGGGTCGGTGGGCTTGGCGGAGGTGAGGCCTTCGAGCAGCAGCAGACATCCGCCGATCAGGAGCCAGCCGAGTGGTTGGGCAACTTGCCACCCCGCATAGCAAACCGACCCGCCAGCGCCCAGGTACAGGACCGGCTGCCGCGCCCTGCTGGCCAGACTGCGCAGCCCCGACCCGATCCTGGGTACGACCACGGCGACGACGGCGTAGAGGCGGGCGAGGACACTGCCCTGACGGACCGACAACGCCGGCATCGTGATCATGCTCACGACCGGCACGATGCCGCCCCTGTGGCGCGCGGTCAGGTCACCGAGGAGAGTCGACCACGGCGCTCTGCACGCGGCCCCGCAGCCACCGGCCCACGTCACGGGCATCGCCGTCGAGGGCTTCGAGCTGGTTCGAGGCGTCACGCATGTCGGCGACCAACGACTCGATCCGCCGCCGCGCGGCGGCCAAGTGCTCCTCGACGCGGGCGAGACGCTCGGCGACGTGGTCGGCTTCCTCTGCTGCTTCCCAGCACTCAGCGGCGTTCGGGCAGTCGGAGTCGTCGATCACGGCCGTCCCCACCGGTTGGTGCGCCGTTGCGTCCGACGGGCCCGGTCGAGGAGGTCGAGTTCGTGGCGGCGTGCCTCGGTGACGAACGGGCGGGGGCGGCGTGGCACGAACCCGAGGGGCTCGGCCATGTCGGTCCGGGTGCAGGCGACGCCGTCGTGCTGGGCCTCCCCGCAGATGAGGCAGCGGCCGGCCATCGGATCGGCAGAACAAGCAGGGCAGTCGGCTGACGAGACCGTCCAGCC